TTAGAGATTGGGCTAATGACCTGCAATACTTACAAATGGCGAAAGCTAGTGGCATCAAATCCGAAACATTTAACAAGGAATTAGATAAACAGATAGCTGAAGCTGTTATTGATGATAGTGAAATGATGAAAACTATAAATGATGAAATAGATAGTGCCAGAACTGTAAGAGGTCAATTCACAACTACAGAAGTAGAAGGGCAAACAGTTGAAGAAGAAACGTAAAATTCGTAGAGTTCCTAAAGATAAACAAACTGGTATTCCAAAGAAATATCTTTCTGGGTTAAAGGGTGCAAAAAGAAATGCTAGGGCTAATTTATTAAAACAAGTTAGTTCTTTATATAAATCTGGTGCAAGAATACCTTTAGCACTACTAAGGCGAAGGAATAGAGCATAATGGCAGTTAGAAGAAAACCTTTATCGGCAAAAACACTAGCAACACTTAGAGCAAAAGCAAAAAAATCTAAATTATTTAGCCTTGCAGATTTAAAAGCTTCTTTTCGTAGAGGTCAAGGTGCATTTCTTTCAGCAGGGAGCAGACCAAGAATACCAATGAATGCTTGGGCAATGGCTAGAGTAAACAAATTAATTAGTCGTGGAAGGTCTGGCACTTTTGATAAGGATATTATCAGACGAGCCACGAAAAGAAAAAAGAAATGATTATATGGAAAATGAAAAAACTAAATTATGTATTAGGTGCAAAGTGGCACTTAAAAAAACCGAGTTGAAAGATGTTTACAAGTGTATCGCTTGTGGAATGATAACAAACGAAAGATTAGACGATAGACAACCCTGGGAAAAACCTAGTAAAAACAAGGACTTAGATGGCTAAGTATAGAGGAAAAGACGTAAAACTAAATAAACCTTTTAGACTATCTACAGCAGAATCTAAAAACAAAAAGTTTGGTGTTTATGTCAAGAATAAGGCAACTGGTAATATTAAAAAAGTTACTTTTGGTGCTAGAGGTATGTCTATAAAGAAAAACATACCTGCAAGGCAAAAATCATTTTTAGCTAGAATGGGTGGTGTTTTAAAAGAAGTAAAAGGGCAAAAGACACTTAGCCCTGCATATTGGTCTATAAGGGCATGGAAAAAAGACTTTCCATTGTAAAATATGTCCAGAATTTTAGAAAAATTAGCTGACCAACATGAAGAAAGAATAATCAATGTCTTATATAAGCTAGAAGAAGATGTTGTTAAGGAAGTTACAAGAGCCACAAAAGGGCAGTTGGTATCTCAAAGACTAGCAATACAACTGCAACCCCAAATTAGAAAGTTAGTAGCAGATAACTTTCTTGATGAAGCCGATATAATCATCAATGAGGAATACAATAAAATAGCCAAAGAGGTATTAGACACTTTTGGAGAAATGCCTATTCCTAAGAAGTTTAAGAGCCTTACAGAAGTAGATTTACAGACAATCAATGCTCTAAAGACACAATCATTTAGTGGATTTGAAGATATAGCTGAAAGATTTACAAAAATTATCAATGATGAAATATATCAAAGCACAATAGCAGGTAGACCATTTGAGGATATGGTAAGCAATATCAAATCACACATAAATGGGGTGTATAAAACATCAAACACTGCTGAAATAAACGAATTAGTTGATTTTATTAATGAAAATAAGTTTGATAGCACTAAAAAAGCCCAAGTAGAAGATGCTGTAAGAAAATTACATACTCAATATGCTTCAGATAGGGCAGGAAACAACCTTAGACGTTATGCAAGTCAAATAGCCCACGATTCAGTAATGCAGTTTCATGGGCAGTTTACAGTGGCTAAAGCAAAAGAAGCAGGATTAAACCATTATAGATACACTGGTACTTTAGTAAGGGATAGTAGACCTTTTTGCCAGAATATGCTAAATAAAGTATTAACCGAAAATGAAATTCGGGATATTTGGAATAATCAAGGGTGGCAAGGCAAATCAACTGGAGACCCATTTATAGTTAGAGGTGGTTACAGATGCCGACATACTTGGATTCCAACAGACCCAGAGTGGGATATATAGGAGTTTTAAATGGAAGAAAATCAAGTAGAACAAACTGCTGAACCAAATGCAGAAGTGCAGGAAACTGAACAAAAGCCAGTTGAGAATACTTTTACTCAAGACCAAGTTACAGAAATAGTGAAAAAGAGACTGGCTCAAGAAAGAAGCCAAATGTATAAAAAGCTAGGTGTTGAAGATATAGACATAGCTGTAACAGCAGTCAAAACCCAGAAAGATTTAGAAGAAAAGCAAAAAATCCAGAAGGGTGAGTTTGAGGAAATTTTAAAAAACAAAACTCAAGAATGGAATAAAGAAAAGGCAAGTCTTGAAAGCCAACTTGTAGACATTAAGGTAAACAAGTCTTTATTGTCATCAGCATCAAAGAATAAAGCTATAAATCCAGACCAAGTTGTTAGCCTTTTACAGTCGCAAATAAAGTTAAATGAAAGTGGCAACGTAGAAATACTTGATAATAATGGATTACCAAGATATAATTCTAATGGGGAACTTTTTACTACTGACGAGTTAGTACAAGAGTTTTTAACACAGAACCCACACTTTGTTTCTGCAACCCCTAGTGGCAGTGGCACAGTGTCAAATGTGGATAGGCAAGAACTCAATAAGCCTTTAAATTTGAGTGATTTAGATATAATGAACAATCCAGAGGATAGGAAAAAATATGCTGAATATAGAAAGCAAAGAAATTCCTCACCTAGAACGATTGTTGTTAATAATTAATTAGTCATATTTATAGGAGAAAAAAATGGCGAATGAAACAACCAGTTCAACCATTTCGGAACTATACACCGAGATAGTTGCAGAAGCATTGTTTGTTGCTAGTGAGCAATCAATAATGAGAAATCTTGTAAGAAACTACACTATTGTTGGTGGTGGTAAATCAGTAGAAGTACCGATTTATGCAACAGTATCAGCATCAGCAGTTAATGAAGCTACAGATTTATCAAACACAGCAGTGAACCCAAGTTCAGTTACTATAACAGCATCTGAAGTTGGAATCATGACAACACTAACTGATTTAGCAAGAAATTCAGCATCAAGAAATGTTGCAGGAGATATTGGTAGATTATTTGGTGAAGCTATTGCTAAGAAAATGGATAGTGATTTATCAGCATTATTTTCTGGTTTCTCAACAGAAAGAGGTGGTGGAGCAGGTAATGAATTAACAATTCAAGACTTGTTTGAAGCAAGTGCAGATTTAAGAACTGCTAATGCACCTGCCCCTTACTATGGTGTATTTCACCCAAAGCAAATTTTTAATGTTAAGAAATCTTTAACAAATACATTTGTAGGTAGAGATACTGAACTTTCTAATGAAGCTATGAGAAGTGGTTTTGTTGGAAGCATTGCAGGAATACAAATCTTTGAATCTTCAAATATTTCTGTAGATGGTTCAGATGACTCTATTGGTGGTGTATTCTCTCAAGATGCTTTAGGGGTTGCAATGATGCAAGACCTCAAGATTGAATCACAAAGAGATGCTTCATTAAGAGCAGATGAAATAGTTGCTACAGCAGTTTATGGTGTTGGCGAACTTCATGATAGTTATGGAGTTAAGTTAACAGCAGATAGCTTGGCTAACTAATAACCTATGGGGTGGGAAACCACCCCTTTTTATTAAGGAATTGTATTTATGGATATGGTAAAGCTTGTAAAAGGCAATAGAGTAATTGAAAGAAGAAAAGTAGATTATGAAAACAATATTGATATTTGGGGTATTAGAGGTTGGAAACTTGATGATGGTAAGCCAAAAGCACAACCAAAAGTAGAGCCAAAGCCAGAACCAAAGCCAGTGATGGCAGAAGCCCCAAAGCCTAAGACTGCAACAAAGAAAGCTGAATAATGGCTACAAACGAATTTAATGTAACTAATACTAGTCTTACAAAAATCCAACCAGACATATTAGGTTTTGGAATAGCTGATTTTGCAGACCAGTTACAGTTTGCTGAAAATGATGTTTTAAGACGAGTTCGTGAAGAATGGTGGGAAAGATATAGGCATCAAGTAAGATACAAAGACATTACTAAGATAACATCTGTAGAAATGGATAGTTCTAAACTTACTGATTCACAATGGACACAATCAGTTGTTTATTTATGTTTATGGAAATATGTTTATCCTATTTTGACTAAATGGCGTGACCCAGACACTGGTGAAGGCAAAGATGCTTTTCAAGTTCAAATAGATTTCTATAGAGATAGATATGATGAAGAATTTCAAGCTATTCTTAGAGATGGTGTTGAATATGATGAAGATGGTGGTGGCACTGTTTCAGATAGTGAAAAAGAAGCCTTGCATAGTCTTAGATTGGTAAGATAATGGCAGTAGATGTCAAAGTTGATGTTAATACTGTAGAAATTACTAATTTTTTAAAAAAATTAAGTCAAAAACAAAAGTCTGTTATAACTAAAGGTTTGAAAAGAGTTTCAAATATGGCAGTTCTTATGATTACAAAGCGAACCCAAGCAGGTAAATTGCCAGATGGTGGTAAAATGCGAGGATATGCAAAAGGCACTATCAGAAGCCGAAAAAAGAGGGGTAGACAGACTGGATTTGTAGACTTAACCGACACTGGCAAAATGTTTAGAAGTTTAGATTTTAGAACTGGTGGTTTAAAAAGCACATTGTTTTTTTCAAATATGGAAAGAGCAAAGATTGCAAGTTTCCATGATACTTTAGGTGTTGGTAAACGTAGAATAACTAGACCATTCTTTTCAATAGGTAATAAAGAAGAAGATAAATTAAAAGCAGAATTTTCAAAATTTTATTTTAAAGAAATGGGATTATGAGCAAAAGAGAAAACATAGCTAGTGATATAATTACTAAACTTGATGCTGTTACAAGTCCTATTGAGTTTAAAAAAATTACTAGAGAACCTTTTGAAGTTGAAGAATTATCTGATGCACAGTTTCCTGCAATGTTTGTGCAATCTGGTGATGAAACAAGGGAAGTTGCAAGTATTGGTGTTACTGGTTCTGGCACATATACTGGAACAATAGATTTTTTAATAGTTGCATTTGCTAAAGGCACAGATACAAATATTGATACAAAAAGAAATCAATTAATTGAAGTTATTGAAGAAACATTAGATAATGATATAACTAGAAATGGAAATGCTTTAGATACTCAAATTATTGAAGCATCAACTGACGAAGGTACAATTTATCCTTATGGTGGTGTTAGAGTAACAGCAAGGGTTTTATATGAATTTACAAGAGGGAGTGCATAATGGCAAAAGATATTAATATGAAAAAAGGTAAAGAAACAATTACCATTTCAGAAGATTTTATAGACCATTACATAAAATTAGGCTATAAATTAGAAGATAAAAAATCTGCTAAAAAAGCAGAAGAAACATCTGAACCAGAAACAAAGGAGGTCTAAATGGCTACACATCATGGTAAAGAAGGAGTTGTAACTGTAGCAGGAACAGCTATTGGCAATGTTACTGGGTTTACAATAGATACCACACATGACGTTGTTGAAGATACATCACTTGAGGATTCAAGCAAAACATTCAAGGCAGGTAGAGGTACATTCACTGCTTCTATTGATATGAACTACAATGAAGAATCTGCTCAACAATCATCTTTGACACAAGGTTCAAGTTTAAGTTTTGTATTTTTACCAGAAGGCAATACATCTGGTGATGAAAGCTTTACTGGTACTGGTATCGTTACTGGAATGTCTGTAGGTGTTACTTTAGATGGTATGACAACAAGAACTGTATCATTGCAAGGTAATGGAGCATTGACAATAGGCACTGTCTAAAATGTCAGAAAATATTGATTATTTTGATGGTATAAAAGACCATTTCAGTACACTTGACACACAAGTTATTGAAGTACCCGAATGGGGATTAGTTGGCGATAAAGCAATTTATTGTAAACCATTTAATATGCTTGAAAAACAAAAGATATTTAAGGGTGCAAGTGGAACAGACCTAATAGTATTGATTGATGTAATTATAGAAAAAGCTTTAACAAAAAGTGGTGAAAAAATGTTTAATGCTTCCCATATTTTAAAGTTTAAAACTAAAGCTGATACTAATATAATTGCTGATGTTGCTACTAGAATCATGGGTACTGGTAACACTGATATTGAAGATTATAAAAAAAACTAAGAAATGATGTAGAATTACATAATATTTTTAGTTTAGCTGAAAAACTTCATAAGACAGTTGCCGAAATCTTGCAAATGACAGTTTATGAGTTTAATATGTGGTTAGCATATTATCAAATTCAAACCGAAGAACGAGATAGACAAGAAAGATTAGCAAGGGCAAAAAGTGGCATCTAAAGACGTAAATATAGATATCATAGCGAAGGATAAAACCAGACAAGCTATGCAATCTGCCACAAAAGGTGTTGATGGTCTTAAAAATGCAGTATTTAATTTAAGAAATGCACTAATAGGTTTAGGTGCAGGTGTTGCCATAAAATCATTTGTTGATGTTGGTAAACAAGTTGAATCCCTACAAATCAGATTAAAATTTTTATTTGGCAGTGTTGAAGAAGGTGCAAAAGCTTTTGATGTAATGGCTAAATTTGCAGGTAGAGTGCCTTTTAGCCTTGAGCAGATACAAGCAGGGGCAGGTAATTTAGCTGTTGTTGCCAAAGATGCAAACGAACTTTCTGAAATATTAGAAATTACTGGAAGGGTTGCTAGTGTAACTGGGTTAGATTTTAGAACAACAGCAGAACAAATCCAAAGGTCATTTTCAGCAGGTGTGGCTAGTGCAGACATTTTTAGAGAAAGAGGTGTTAGGGATTTACTAGGTTTTAAAGCAGGGGCAACAGTTACAGCAGAAGAAACAGCAGAAGCTTTTAGAAGGGTTTTTGGTAAAGATGGCAGGTTTGCAAATGCTACCAGTGATTTAGCTAATACCTTAGAAGGAACTCTATCAATGATTGGTGATAAGTTCTTTAATTTTCAAAAGGTTGTAGCACAAAGTTTCTTTATTGGTTTAAAACAAGAATTTGGTGCATTAGATAAAGCACTACAAGATAATCAAGATACAATAGATGAAATAGCAAAAGCTGTAGGTAAAGGTTTATCAGAAGCAGTTATTGCAACTGGCGAAGCAGTTAGGTTTTTAGCTGAAAACTTTGAAACAATTAAGGCAATTGGTTTGGGTGTTATTGTAGGTAAGATTGCAATAGCCTTTTTGACACTTTCCAAAAATATCATGATTGCTAGAGGTTCTTTATTAGCATTTGCAAAAGTAACTAAAACAACTGTTATTGGTGCATTAATTGGAATTGCAATAGCATTTACTGAAATGAATGATGCAGTCGCAGGTGGTATAGAGCCAAATAGGAAGCTTACAAAATTATTAGAAAAAAAGAAACTAATAGAAGTTGCTATCTCAAAATCAAAAGGGGAACAATTAGAATTATTTCAAAGAGAATTAGAATTGGTAAATTCTCAAATAGAAAAAGAAAAAGAACTTACAAAAGCTATTGAAGAACAAAATGTTGGAAAAAATAGACAAGTATTTTTAACAGCAGAACGTCAAGACAAATTAATTAAAGAAATGAAAAAAATTGATGAACTTATCAAGAAAGAAGAAGAATTAAATAAAAAATTCATGACTGGTGCAGAAATGGGTCAAGGAACTCAACTTGATAGAAGTATGACTGGTTCAGAACTTATTGACCCTATTAACCCATTAAGAGAGCAATTAAACACTGAATTTGAATTACAAAAAGAAATGAATGAAAAAGAAATTCAAAGAATACAAGGGCATGACGAATTAAAGGCAGAACTTGCTAGAATTAATGCTGATAAATTATTACAAATTGCTCACGAAACTGCTGAAAAAGAAAAAGCAATTAGAAAACAAGTATTTGATGATAATTTTCAATTAATAAAGTCTGGTAGGGCAAGTGAAATAAATTTAGAAAAAATGTCTGGAAAAGATAAAGTAGATTTGGCTAAAAAGGTAGGTCGTGAGGGTTTAGACCAACTTGCACAAAGTAATAGAAAAGCATTTCAATTAAACAAAGCTTTTAGAATGGCTGAAGCTATAATGGACACAGCAGGAGCAGTCGCTAAGGTTTTACCTAATATACCACTAGCTATAGCAATAGGTGCTTTTGGTGCTATTCAAATCGCTTCTATAGCATCATCAAAATTTCAAGGTCGTAGACTTGGTGGTCGTATGAACCAAGGCGAACCATATATGGTAGGAGAAGCAGGTGCAGAATTAGTTGTTCCAGATAGACCTTCAAATGTTGTACCAAATAACAAGCTTGGTGGTATGAGCCAACCAGTAACAGTTAATTTTAATATTAATACTGTTGATGCTAGAGGATTTAACGAATTGTTAGTAAATAGTCGTGGTACATTAGTAAATATTATTAATAGTGCTATGAATGAAAAGGGTAAAATGGCAATAGTATGAGTGGAGCATTACCAAAAACTAATTTTGTTGCAGTCAATTTACAAAGTAATCAAAAAACTTTGTTTAGTGAAACTGATAGTGGCAAGACATTTAGAAGGCAAATTCAAGGGCAACATTTTAGCTTTACAATACAATACCCACCTATGACTAGAGCAGATTTTGCACCAGTCATGGCATTTATAATGAAACAAAGAAGTAAAAAAGAAAATTTTACTGTAACATTTCCAAGTTATTTTAATGCACAAGGTAACGAAACTGGCACATTGTTAGTAAATGGAGTTCATGCAGTTGCAGACACTACAATAGCAATAGATGGCTTTGCAGGAGATGGTGCAGGAAGATTAAAGGCAGGGGATTTAATTAAGTTTGCACATAGTAAGGTTTATATGGTTGTTGAAGATGCAACATCATCAAGTAATGCTTCTACAGTTACTATAGAGCCACCATTAAGGGAAGCTTTGTCAGATAATAGTTCTGTTACTTATGATTCAGTGCCATTTACAGTTTATTTAAAAAGTGATGTTCAAGAATTTTCAACTTCACAAACGGACAAAGATGGTAACTTATTATTTAATTATGAATTTGATGTAAGAGAAGCATTATGATGTGTAAGTCATTGATTTTGTTAGATATTTCCCTGGGGGAAACATGGCTAGAGGTTTAACAAGTGCAGTTAAAACCGAACTTGCAACTGGTAATATAGACCCAGTATTATTAATTGAATTGGGATTTTCTACACCAGTTTATTTAACTAATGCTAGTTTTGATATAACATCAAGTGTTTCTGGTAGTTCTGAAACATACTTATCTAATGGGCATTTAAGAAATATTAGTGCTGTTAGCGAAACAAATAAACCTTCAAAAAACTCATTGATTATTAGTTTATCTGGTGTAGACCAAACTTATGTTTCAATAGCTTTAAATGAAAATATTATAAATGATGATGTGCATATCTATAGGGGTTTTTTAGATAGTAATTTTTCTTTAATAGCTGACCCATTTTTACTATTTTATGGAACAATCAATGATTATAAAATTACTGATAATACTACAACAGCAAAAATAGTTCTAACTGTTACATCACATTGGGGTAATTTTAGTAAAACATCTGGAAGAACGACTACAGATAATTCACAGCAAAGATTTTTTTCTGGGGATAAAGGTATGGAGTTTTCTGCTCTTACTGTAAGAGATATTCAGTGGGGTAGGTAATGGCTAGTTTAAATTTATATAATGCTGAAATTAAAGATATTCCAGAGATAATCGATTTGTTGCTTACATTTAAAGAAGAAGAAGGCTCTCATTTACCAAGTGTTGATGAGCCTAAATTAAAAAAATCACTTATAACTTTTTTAAAAAAAGGTCATATTGTTTTATTGAAAGATTTAGACATTAACGAGCTTATTGGTTGTGCTATTTGGTTTAAAAGCAGTTATTGGTTTAGTCTTAGTGAATGTATAAATCTTCATACTATTTATATTAAAAAAAGTTTTAGAAATTTTAGGTTGTTAACTGTATTGTTTGATTCAATAAAAAAGAATGCTAAAGAATTACCAATTTATCTTGCTGTAACATCTGGAATAGATATAGACCCAGTTTTTAAAAAGTTAGGTTTTAAAAGTTTAGGTTCTAATTGGAGATATAATTAAATGGGTAGTATAGTAGAAGATATTTTTGATTTTGGAGCAGACCTAGTTGATGGGGCTGTTGACCTTATTGATGATGTTGTTTCTTTTATAATACCACAGCCAGACATTCCAGACTTTGGACAAATACAAGCTGACTTAGATGCTAGAGGTATATTAGTTAATAAAAAAAGTGCTAATGGTGCTATACCTATTGTTTATGGAACAAGAAAAGTTGGTGGTAATATTGTTTTTTTAGAAACATCTGGTGCTGATAATCAATACCTTTATATGGCTCTTGTTTTGAGTGAAGGCGAAATAGATAGTGTAACCACTTTAATTGTTAATGACCAAGAAGTTATATTATCTGGTGCTTTGACAAATGGTACACAAAGAACAGTAGCAAGTTCAGATGTTAATTTTTTTGACACAGAAAATTCAAATAGTTTAATTACAGTTCAAGCTAATTTAGGTTCAGACGAACAAACTGCATCAAATTTATTAGATGAATTACAATCATGGACTTCAGACCATAGACTAAGGGGTTTGGCATATTTAGCACTAAAATTTGAATGGAATGCAGATAAATTTGGCTCATTGCCTACAGTTCAAGCAATAATAAAAGGTCGTAAAATATATAATCCAAATTTAGATAGCACAGTTTCTGGTGGTTCTGGTAGCCATAGAAAAGACAATAGTTCAACTTGGGCATATTCAGACAATCCAGTTTATCAATTATTAGACTATTTAAGAAACGATAGATTTGGAATGGGTATTGTTGATAGTTACTTTGATAGTAATTTTTCAGATTGGCAAATAGCAGGAGATGTTTGTGATACCCAGATAACCCCTTTTAGTGGTGCTAGTGCAATAGATTTAATGAACAGTCATGCAGTAGTAGATACATCAAAAAAAGCTATTGATAACGTAAAAGCATTTATAAGAGGTTGTAGAGGTTATTTAAATTTTACAGCAGGAAAGTATAATATTTTAGTTGAAACAACTGGAACAGCTTCTATTAGCCTTACAGAAGATAATATTATTGGTGGTATATCTGTAACAAGTAAAAATAAGAACTCAAGATATAATAGGGTTATAGTTAATTTTATTAACCCAGATAAAAACTATCAATCAGATACTGCACAATTTCCACCAGTAGACGAAACTGGTTTAGCTGTTGCTGACCAACATGAAACAATGAAAACAGCAGATGGTGGTTTGTTGTTAGAGGGTAGATTTGATTATTCTATGTTTACAAGCCCATATCAAGCCCAAGAAATGGCTGAAATAATACTTAGAAGGTCAAGAACTAGCTTAGATGTTTCATTAAAAGCAGATGCCACAGCATTAGATTTGGCAGTAGGGGATTTGGTTAATATTACCCATGCAACACCAAGTTTTTCTGCAAAACCTTTTAGGGTTCAAAATTTAACAATAAATTCAGACCACACAATAAATTTACAATGTTCAGAACATCAAGATGCCTTTTATACTTTTGGATTACAAATAGAAGTGCCACTTATACCAGATACAAATTTACCTAACCCATTTTTAGTACAATCACCTAGTATAGAAGTTGCAGATGAATTAAGGGTTCTAAACGAAGAAGCTATAAGTGTTTTAACAGTTGATGTAGCTAGTTCAGATTTATTTACAACAGATTTTGAAGTACAAGCTAAAAAGACCACCGATACTAATTTTATAAATTTGGGTAAGGCTAGTGGTCGTAGATTTGAATTAATTAATGTTGAAGATGATGCAATTTACAATGTTAGAGCAAGAACAGTTACATCAGTTAGTAGGTCTGTATTTATATCCACAACCCACCAGATTGTAGGTAAAACAGCACCACCAGAAACAGTTACAAACTTTTCAATAAATATCGTAAATACAGAAGCACATTTATCTTGGACACCAGTAGGGGATTTAGATTTATCACATTACAGAATAAGACACTCAAGAGATACTACAGCTAGTGCAACATATGCTAATTCAGTTGATTTAATAAGTAAGGTATCAAGACCTGCAAATACTGCTGTAGTTCCTGCAATGACTGGCACATATTTTATTAAGGCAGTGGATAAATTAGGTAATGAAAGTTTAGATTCAACATCTTCTGTAGCGATTATACAAGAAATAAAAGATTTAAATTTAGTTTCTACATCTACACAACACCCAAGCTTTTCTGGTGCAAAATCAAATGTTGTTGTTGTTGGAAATACACTAAGATTAGCAACAAGTACATTATTTGATAGTGGTGCAGGAAATTTTGATACAACTGGTGGTTTGTTTGATGGTGGTGGTGGTAAAGTTTCTTCAAGTGGTACTTATGATTTTGATACTCATATTGATGTAGGTGGTGTTTTTACTAATAGAGTTACAGCAAATGTAACAATGAATAGGGTGGATTTTGGAATTTCATTTGATGATGCCACTGGTAATTTTGATGATAGGGAAGGTTTGTTTGATGGTGATGCAAATGAATTTGGCGATACTAATTGCGAGTTACAAATAGCAACTACAGAAGATGACCCTGCAAGTGGAAGTCCAACATATACAGCATTTAGAAAGTTTTTTGTTGGCGATTATAAAGCTAGAGGATTTAAGTTTAGGGCAGTATTAACCACATTAGATTCAGAAGCTACCCCAAGTGTTAGTGCCTTATCTGTAACTGTTGATATGCCAGATAGAGTAATAGCTGAAAATGATATTGCTAGTGGGGCAGGAGCAAAAGCTATAACATTTAGCCCTGCATTTAAATCTTTACAAGGTGTAGGAATTTCTGCTCAGAACTTGGCTAGTGGTGATTTCTATGCTATAACCAATAAAAGTGCTACTGGTTTTACAATTACTTTTTTTAATAGTAGTAGTTCTGCTGTAAATAGAACATTTGATTATGTAGCAAAAGGTTTTGGCGAATTAGTAACATAAAGAGGTAAATATGGCTCAACACGATTATGTAATAGATAACCAAACATTTCCTGCAACAAGGACAGATATAAATAATGTTTTACAAGCGATAGCTTCAGTAAACAGTGGTTCTTCTGCACCAAGCACGACTTATGCTTTTCAATTATGGTATGACACAAGTAATAATATTTTAAAAATTAGAAATGCTGATAATGATGCTTTTATAAATTTGTTTACATTTGACCAAACAGCAGACACAGCCGAAGTTTCAGCAGGAGGTGGTGCAGGGTTTTTTCAAGGTGATAATGGTACACAAGGCGATACCACAAATGGCAAAAAAGATATATTCAGAACCCACGAACAAGAACTAAATACAAATACAACAATAGCTTCTGGCGATAATACTGGTTGTTTTCATAGCCTTTCTATCGCAAGTGGTATAACATTAACAGTAGCAGGAAATTTGGTGATAGCATGAGTTCAACAATAAAAGTAAATAATATTCAAAATCTAGCAGGAGATGATAGTGGCATAGACCTATCAACGAATGACCAAATAATTTTAAAAACTGCTAATACCACAGCAATAACAGTAGATAGTTCTCAAAATACAACACTTGCAGGAGATTTATCAGTAGGTGATGATGTTGCTTTAAATTCAGATTCTTCAAAATTAACATTTGGTGCAGATAGTGAAATTATACTTGAACATGCACACAATGAGGGTTTAAAGCTACAAGGTAGTGGTACAAATACACAACTTAGTCTTTTATCATTTCATAGTACAAATGGAACTATCCCAGATTTAAGAATCGGTAAATCTGGAAGTGATACAGTAGGAACATTTGCAGAAACTGCTAATGGTGAATCAATAGCACAAATTAGATTTACTGGTGTAGATAGTGGTGGCAGTTCAAGAAGTGCAGGACAAATAACTGTAATACAAGATGGAAGTTCAACAGGTTCAAGTGTTCCTGCTAATATGAGATTTGCTACAAGTGGCTCAGAACGTTTCCGAATTATGTCTGATGGTCGTATTGGTCATGGTGCTACTGCTAATATAAGTGGGGCTCATTTTACACAAACAATAAATTCTGTTAATGGTTGTGGATTTTTATTAAATAGTGTTGATGCAAGTGGTAATTTTCATGCTCAAATTATTTTTAGACGTAATGGTGCAGATATTGGTTCTATTCAAACAAATGCTTCATCAACATTGTATGCTACATCATCAGACCACAGACTAAAAGAAAATGTAGAGGATATGACTGGTGCTATAGACAGAGTAAAACAGCTATCTCCTAAAAGATTTAATTTTATAGCAGATAAAACAAATACTTTAGTTGATGGTTTTCTTGCACACGAAGCACAATCTGTAGTTGCTGAAGCTGTAACTGGAACACACAATGAAGTTGATGATGATGATAATCCAGTTATGCAAGGCATTGACCAATCTAAACTTGTTCCATTATTAACTGGTGCATTAAAAGAAGCCATAGCTAAGATTGAAGCATTAGAAGCAAAAGTTACAGCATTGGAGGGCAAATAAATGTCAGAAATAAAAGTAAATAGTGTTGTAAACTCTACTGGAGATAATGACAGTGGATTAGATTTATCTACTAATGACCAAGTTATAATAAAGACAGCAAATACAACTGCTGTTACTGTTGATAGTTCTCAAGGTGTAACAGTCGCAGGAGCATTTACAAGTAGAGGTATAGACGACAATGCAGATGCTACAGCTATCACTATAGATAGTTCAGAACGAGTTATGATTGGCACAACTACTGAAGGTGAGGTAAGTGCTGATGATTTAACAATCGCAACAAGTGGTAATACTGGAATAACTATTAGGTCGGGCACTGCATCAAATGGTGCTATTTATTTTTCTGATGGCACGTCGGGTGACGATGAATATCGAGGTATACTTGATTACGACCACAACGACAATAAATTTAGAATTTTTACTAATGCTTCAGAACGATTCAGAATAGACAACAGTGGCAAAGTTCTTATTGGAACTACTGGTTCTATGAACTTAGGATTTGGTGCTCAAAAACTTTCAGTCTTAACAACTGATGGCACTTCTCCTGCAATTTTTGGCACTAC